GTTGTCGGAGTACTAGTTAAATCACCAAATGCAACACTAGTTAAATACCCAACATTATTAAACAATTGTCCAATATTGTCACCGGGTACTAGTACATTTAAGTCATCAATTAAATCACTAAATTGCGTAGGACGATTTATTAAGTCGTTATAACTACCTGTTACTGCAACAGTTGCAAGCTCTGTGCCACCTTTTTTAATACTTGTAGCACTTAGTACACCTGCTGCAACAGTACCACTAGCAGTAACATCAGTTACTCCAATAATACTGTTGCCTGTAAGCTGTAGATTATCTCCACTTGGTATTTCTTTTAGTTTGTTACCGTCAGTTGTATCAACTATTATTGGGTATCTATTTGCCATGTTTGTCCTCGCTTAGTGTATTTATTTGCTTTGTCATTTATACTCTACCCACAACTGCTTCAACTGTTCCGCGATCGGTGTCTGTCTTAACTCCAACTGCTTTACCAATTACAGTACCAACCTTTGGATCGTTGTCAACAACTGCATAACCTGGAATTGAACTTGCAACTAGCATGTCACCTTTAGCAACTGTACCAATTACATTAACTGGAACACGACCTTGTAATGCTACACAAGTCTTAATGCCCGGGCAACTTGCATTCATGATGTAAGCACTTTGATCACTCACTACCCCTGCAACTCTTGTTGTACGGTGTGTAGTACTTTCAGTAACTTCTTTGTCACCACCAAATACTAGTACAGTACCTACAGCATATTCACGATCGCCTTCATAGTATTCTGCTAAGTCAGCGTATGTTGCTTGCATGCGTGATCCAGCAGTTAGACTCCAGTTACCTGTAATANTACCTGCTGTTGCTGCTGCACCAGTTGTAATTTCTGTACCTAACAATCTTTCTGCAACGTTAACTCTAACGCCATACGTTTGTGCTCCATTCCATCCCATTAGTGTTGGATATGTAGCACTCCATCCAACACTTGGTGTTGTGTTCCCAACTGCTGTTCCGTCTGGAGAAGTACTTGCGCTTGCATCAAAAATTGTATGATTGTTGCCGTAGTTCTTCCACATCAACTGCCCTGCTACTGCATTATCAGTTACACCTTTATAATTAGCTCTAGTTGTTAAGAAAGTAGCAGCAGTGCCAGTTACATTACCAGTTACATTTCCTACTACATTACCAGTAAAGCCAGCAGTAGTTATTTTACCATTAACTGTTCCGTTAGTAACAAATATAATAGTATCAGCGCCACCAGCACCAAAGCCTGTACCGCCACCTAATCCAATACCCGTTCCGGTTGCATTTTTCTCACCTGGCGCTTCAATAAAGCTACTGTAGATCCAACGTGATGAAATTGCACTAACTTCTGCACTTGCTTTTCCAGTACCAAATGTACTGTTTGCATGGAAAGTACTTTCAGTTGGAGCAACAGCCATGTCACCTACTTTAATATTACCGCCTGTGTTTATTTGCGGTTTGCTTGAACCAGTAGCAGTTAATATAACGCCTTGTTCAGGAGTCTTAAATGTTAATGCTCCAGAGCTTTCTGACAGAATTTCATATGTACTTGTACCTCCGATAACATATGCAGTAGCTTGTAAGCGTCCGGTATTGTCTCTTTTCGCAATACTAACATTTTCGTTATCGTATGATATTTCGCTAGTGGTATATGCACCAGTTGCAGTTTTTACGAGAACCTGACCTGGATCATTTCTTGGACTACCGTATGCAAGAACTGTTGCAAAGTCGCCATCAGCAAGTCCGCCACCTTCGTCGATTACTGTGCTGAATGCAACTGCACTAGGATCTCCGGTTCCTGCTGCACTACGTCCAATTACCGTATCTGTTGCGATTTCTGGTAATTCAGCAAAGCGAATCCCTTGATCTTTGATACCTACCCAACCGTCAGTGATCTCAAAGTTTGCTTCGTCAAAACTTGCTAGACCTCTATCCGCTTGTGTGATACCTGTAGCATTTGCTCTAGTAGTTGCTGCATTCATTGCAAGTTTACTTTGTGCAATTGCTGCTGCATTGTTAACATCACTGTTGATAATCGCCTGCGGCTCTATTTGCAAGTTGACTTCGGTACTTGACGCTAATCTATTTACAGTAATATTAATATCACTTGTACTTGATTCAACAGCGTTAGTAAATTCATCAATTGGGTTTTCTAATACTACGGCTGTTGTTGACCCCGGAGATCCTACAACACCATTATTAATAGGACTTAGTGTAGTACTAAACTCTGCTACTGTAGTTAATGTATATGTAATATATCTTACATTCTTGTTTAACACTTTATCAAATCTAGATTCAAGTGCTACTACAGTACCTTGTGCAGTACCGTCGGTGATTGTTCCGCCGACTGTAAATGATCCTGGTGTTTCTGGATCACATAACAATCTACGCTTACCTGTAGGAACAAGTAATTGCTTAGATTTGTTTGCATCACTAACACTATGGATNGTGACGTTTCTTAAGTCATCTAGTTCGTCATAGTTGCTAACTGCTTGATCGACAAAGTCTTTGGTAGTTGCGTCATTGTCGTCAGTTGGATCAAGCAAGTTTTTAATTTGTTTGCTGTTAGCATTCATGTTAGCTTCTAGTGGAGTAGATCCGTCTAGTGCTAAGAAGCCCGGAGCAAATCTACTAGTACCAGTTAACTGCGCACTGCCGTCGTGGCCTAAACGTCTGCTAACATAGTTAGCAATTGCTTTCTCTGTTGGCACTGCTGTATCTGATAGGTCAATAAACAATTCATCGTTTGAGAATTCGTCAATTGTAACACCTTCTTTAAAGCCTAGTGATGCAGCTCTTGAAATACCGACGTCACCAGCAAATGTAATACTACCTGTTGATTGGTCAACTACGAAGTACTTACCTACACGGAAGAATCCGTCGTTGTCACTGCTGATAAAGAATACTCTACCTTTACGTCTTTCCCATACTTGGGCTTTACTTGCATTATCTTCTGCACTATATGCTCCTGCCTTAGCAGCAGATCCGCCTAGCGCTGGTCCTAACAATACATTTGGATAGTTAGATGTATTGAATCCTCCTGTACCAATTTCTGTAAAGTCATGCCCTGTTGCACGTAGTAATGAAATAGCAACAGTAATTTCAGCAGTCGATCCTGTTGGTAATCCGCAATATATATTTCTAGTAGCTGTCGGAACTAATTTGATACCAGCAGTTACATTACCGTTGACATCAGTTCCAGATACAAATTCAGTTTTGATACACCATACGCTATCAGTTGTAACCCAACGTCCACCGCTAGTATATGTTCCGAATCCTGTACCATTTAATCCGCTTGTTAATCCTNCATCGGTAAACAGTTCAAATGTATTAGTAGATACGTTACCGACATAATAACTATTGCCATTTAGANTAGTAGTGCCACCGATTGAATCAAACTCAACACGCTGACCGTTAGTTAATCCGTGACCTGCACTTGTTATTACTACAGGATTTGCAGAAGTTACATTAGTTATTGCTCCGTATGTTAACGGAACATAATCGACAACTTTTAATGTTCTTCCTGCGTATGCAAAAATCATACCGCCTGTGTATCCTACGTCCCCTGGTACTAAAACTGTCTGATCTAGTGCATCTGTCGATTGTGATACAATACGAATTGCATCTATAGCACTTAATTTTTCAATCGCCAAATAAGTGTCAGTGGCTGATGCACCTAACGTACCACTTCCTGTAGGAGCACTAATTCCTCTATTAGCAAAGTCTATAATTGCTTCAATATATGAATAGTCAGCATCAAACGTTGCTTTAATTTGTGTTCCACTTAAACTTTGATTTTGATCATCAGATGTTGTAAATCCTGTACTTCTGTAAGTAACAGTATCGCTTTCGTCAAAGTTAATAGCAGTACTTGGTCTCTCAGTAATATCCTGAGTATCAACATTATCGAATATAAAGTTTGCACCATGTCTATATTCAATTATTTGATCATGAGCAACACCATCTTGCAAATCAGGGAAGTAATCTAAGTTAGATCCTGCTTCTTGTATTGTAAGTCTATATACNTTGTTACTAAATGTTCCAGCAGTATTTGTATACAAAGCACCAATTGCTAAAATTAAATCGTTAGTATTATCAACTCCGCCAATGTCTGCACCTGATATTGTAATAGTATCGCTAGGAGCATAATTTTGACCAGTTTTAGTTATTGCAGTGACTACTGGAACACCACTAGAAACTGTAATAGTAAATTCAGCACCAGTACCTGAGCCAGTACTAGATTCTTGAGGTACTGCCGAATACACACCGTCAGGCCCAGGTGTTCCTGAGCTATAAGATACTGTTTGCAAACCTGTAACTAAAACTGCTCCAGCATCGCCTACAACTCCGTCTCCATTAGGATCAGATAAATTTTGTATGTTTGTAATTTTATAGTTTAACCCACCTATTGACCCACCGTGATCGATATAGATATAGGCATTTCGCATTGGAGCTTCTTTGAAGTCATAAACTGTAATAGTTGTATCTGCAAGTGCGTTAGTATATCCGCCATATGTAAATGCCTTAATAGGCTGTACCATGTTTCTTGCAACAGTAACTTGATCTGGGATTTCGTTTGGATCTGCACCCTCAGCAACAAGACCAAAGTTACCGTAACCGTTAGAGCCATTTAGTGAACGAATTTCTGAACCATTATTTGCATAATAAGCAGCATGACAATAGTATGTAAACATACTAACCATTTCAGAAAACGCACCGTTGTTAGTAACAAGCCCGTATGCTAAATCGTTAATCTGTGTAAAGTCGTTACCTAGTATTGATCTGTTGCCAGCTGACTGCAAGAATATATCTTGTATTACATCTAGTACATTGTGTCCTGGATCTCCAATTTCATCAGTACCTGTAAGGTTCCAACCGTTACCACTGTTTGATAATGGATCAAGATAGATAACTGCTCTACCTAATCCACTGTCATAGTTTGATATAGCAGTAACTTGATAACGCTGTCCTTGGTAGTAGAATGGCGCAGGAAGCTCTGGAAGTCTTAATTTAAGTCCTTGTGCTTGTCCGTTAACATCTTGAGATTCTACATACAATGTAAATGCATTTAGTGGTATGCTTCCGTTTGCATCTGTATAATTTCCTGAATTAGCCATAACACGCATCGGAATATTACCAGCGTATGCATCAACAAACATACCTCCTCTGAATGTTTTTTTGTTTTCACTCTTTGAGAAACTTGATGCAGTTTGAATGTATGGAGATTTAGTTAAGATCTGACCTTCAGGATCAAGCACGCACATAAATCCGCCGTGACCTTGAACTGTTACGTTACGAATAATAGTTGCATCGTCCATTAAGAATACGTCCATACCGTCTGCATCGTTTCGCTTAGGTGGATTATAATCTGGATCAAATGCAAATACTACAGTATTGATTAAGTTTCCAACAATAGCGGCACTTGAACTAACTGATTTCCATAGCAATGTATTAGTTAGTTGACCAAAAGTAACTGATAATACATCAGTGTCCTCGTCTGACGCTGCCGAAACATGAGTGCGTAATGCTCTATAATAGAATGCACCTTTTTTAACAAAGTCGCCTTGTGTGTATGATCTGTTTGCAGCCCAGTCTGGTTCAGCTTTTCCTAAACTAATATTAGGATCAAAATTTGTTCCAACATTTACAGTTGGAGCAGCACCAATTAACAACTGGCCAGCTAATGTTCCTATATGTTGTATTGCTGCTTTAGTTTCGTCTTCTTGACCAACAAATCCTGAGCTAATGTANCCAGACCAATATTGGCCTTGATTTTCTAGAGAGAATTCTGTGCCGCCATTTATTAAGTCAGATACTAATCCATCAACAATTAACCCAGTATCTCTTCTACATTTAGTTTCGTTATAAACAAGAGTAGGGTAATTACTATTAATATAGTAAATTACTTCGTCCTGTATAAACTCTTTATTACTTTTGACAATATCGGCAGCCGTTTTATACTTTCCTAAGTTAGTAATTGTAGGACCAACATTTAAAGGTTTTGTGTTATCAGTTAGGTAATGTCTACCAAAATATCCTTGTAGTGTTCCTACTTGATTATAAAACGGAGTACCAGTAGTTGCTAGTGTTAACCCGTCAAATTCTTTATCTTTGTAAAAATATGTATTAGCAAATACACTTTGAGATTGTCTACGCTTAGGACGAATGATAACTCGTCTAAATTCGTCACCTTTTAGTGATACGTTTTTACTAAGTTTTATTGGAAAATCTTCTTCGTAGATTCCAGTTTCGACTCTAATAGAAATTTGTTTTGCTTTAACGTAGTTGCCTACTTCAACTGTTTCACCTGGATCAAATTCAACAGGCGAAAGTAGTTGCATATAAAATGTAGTTGCACCNGTATTTTGTGTAAATGTTACTATACGACCAATTGCTCCAGTTCTTTTCCCTCGTATAACTTTGCCTGGAATTGCATCAACGTTATCCGGAACTGTCTGATCTAATTGTCCGGCTGTACTATTTGTTAATGATATTAAGTATCTGTTGCCGAATGAAACATCAGCACCCGATTCGATACCATTAGCAATAATTGTTCTTATTAAACTAACGTTGTTTGTAATAGATGCAGCACCATTAGGTTCTGCGCCGCCGGCGNCGCCGTCCCANACTTGCGCCTGTGAAGTGTCTTGATTAAATTTAGTTTGATATCTTAAGCCAATGTTGCCTGCAACAAACGGAGTATATGTACTATTATCAAACGGTACAGTTAATAAAGAATNAACAAAAAGTTCAAAACTACTAGCATTTACTACTTTTACATATGCAGTTTCGCTTTCGATTTCTGTCATACCAACCATGTTATCAAATATTACAATGTTACCATCGGATAATCCATGATCAGTAGTGGTGGTAACTAATGAAGGAATGTTCCCTGCAAGTCTTACAATACTTTGTATTTCTTTTCCATTGTACAATGCATTTTGTAAAATAGAACTAGTAATTAATGATCCTAAAAATCTAAAACTATCATTAGTTTGTTCTAGTTGCGAAGTAACTGCAATTCTGCCACTAACACTAGAATAATAACGTTCACCGGCAGTGCGTGATAGATAGTTAGCGTTATTGCCGCGCTCTGCATCAATACGTAAGCTGTCAATAATCAGTCCTAAGTCTCGCTCACACGTTGCAACGTTATATTGAAATTGTGGATATGTATATGCGATATAGGCACTAACTTCTGCTATTAAATAGTTTTTGTTTAAGCGTAATGTTGCACTTGTAATTGAGTTAACTGGATTTTCAACACCACTGCTAATAATTTCTGCATCGCTTCCTGCGTTATTGTATTGTAAAGTTTGAAAGTATGGACCTGGCTCTTCGGGAGATGTTTTAATAATTTCAGCTGCTCTACGTGCTGCTGCATTAATTGTCTTATAAGCATAGGTATTAGATGTTCCTTCTTTACCTGCCGGTACTCCTGCCATGCTATCATCGCCTGCTGTACTAACAGTTAATACTGTCGGACTAGAATATGAAGTATTATCGACATAGTATTTTGTTGCAGCCTGTAAGTCTTCTATACCGTTTGGAGAACCATCGCCTGCAAGTTCTCCTGGGTGGTCATTTAAGTACAATGCACCATCCATTGTATCGCCTTGTCGACGTACAATACTTTTGCGCGGCATAGCTACATCTTTTAGGAAATTTCCTTCTAAAAGAGGATCATAGCCAGCATCTACAATTTTATGTACATCAGACGCACTAATTGTGCCCGACACACTTATTTTATTAACAGCCGCCGCATTTGAATCTTCGGTTGCTGCCTGTTCTGCTGTTGCGTATAGTGCTAATTGATCTGCATTTACGTATCTAATATAATACTCTGTACCGTTAGTTAAGTTAGTGGGATCAGTTTCCTCTGATTGGAAAATAAATCCTGTACCATTTGCACCACTGTCGTAACCATGTCCTGCAATATATAAATTTCCGTCGACATAACTTGTGATTGTTAGAGTATATTGAGTGTTTGATTCTGGTTCGCTAGCAATACGTACAGGTAATCCGCTGGTAATATAACGCCTATCTGCATAACCCTTAGTAATAACAAGATCATCAATCGTATAATTAGTAGTTCTACCGGGCTGTGAATTCAATGCAGTAGCAGCACTTTGAGAAATAGCAACCCCTGCAATTGCAAAATTTGCAGCATTAATATGACCACCAAGCGTAGGATTTATATTATCGTCGACTATAGCACTAAATGTTGTTGATAATATAATCTTTCCNGGTACACTAGTTACATCTACTTCAATACTGTCTGTCGATGCTCCTAAATCTGTATCACTTCCAATTGTACTGTATATAATTGCAGTTCCATTTGAATTAGTTGTAACGATCTGCCCGGCTTCAATTGTATTAGGCGTATCACCTAGTGTAGTAAATCCAATCTGTCCACCTTGTCCAAAGACTGCATAAAGTTCTTGGAAGTTTTCATTTACTTTACGAAACGACTCGCGAATACTATCGCCGGTGCCGTCATTACCTTCTACGCCGATGTTTACATCTTGTTTTGCCATTGTTATGCTCCGTTAAATTGCTTGCTGTATGTATTTATGATTTATTTTTATAATCTTAATGTAAATACGTTATGTTCATAAGAGAGTTTCAAAAACAAACTAAGCATGTTCGTAATTCAAAATGCGGGAAAGCCCACGAATATACACGTAACTGCACTTATGTTGTATTTCGTTGTGATAGTTGTGATGCAGAATTTATAAGGCCTAGAGGAAGTATGGACCCTAAACGTTTAAGTAATAACTACTTTCACGTATGTAAAGATTGTGATGCAAAGAAATTTGCACAAAAAAAGGGAATAGAAAAAAAGCAGATATGGAATTTATCTGCTAGTAGTGATTTACCGATTGGTAAACTTTAAACTGCAAAACTTTCGCCACAGCCGCAACTTGCACTTGCATTTGGATTTTTTACTGTTAGGTAACTACCGCCAAGTTCCTCAACATAATCTACGGTACATCCAAATACAAACATTTCCGCCATAGGATCTAACCATAAATTTTCTATAGTAGGTTCTTTGTCAGTTACACCCCATACGTACTGAAAGCCCGAACACCCGCCACCTTTTACAGTAAGCGATACATTGGGCTTTCCTACTTTTTTTAAATATTCTCTTGCGCTGTTAGTTACTTGTATCAATCTATCAATCTTCTTTTTTCCAAAGAGTCCAAGCACCGTATGCAATTGCACCATACGCTACTATACTTGCAATAGGTTTAAAAATTAGAAACGCAACGCCTGCACCAATTAGTATAGCACCATCTAGCGTAGTACGTTCTTTAAGTCTAGCTGTAATCCACTTTTGTATCATATTAGTTCTCCTTGTTTTAAATACTTATCCTTAAGGAGGAATATAAATGTTTAATTGGATTAAAAATCTATTTAGTTCGAGTCCTGCAACGGTTGTAGAGACTCCAGCAGAAGCTCAGGTGCCTGTTCTAGAACCTGTTGCAAAACCTGCAGTGCAGCTTGATACTACTGCTAACTGGCCATTCCCAACTAGCAATAGGCCACCAGCAAATGATCCAG